TCCTTCTGGTTTATCCATAGGTGACTTGTGGTGGGACGACAACAACGAACAACTTTATGCATGGAATGGATCTACATTTATCCTAATAGGACCTCAAGGTGTTCCAGGATTAGGTACTACTGAAATGGTATCAGATTCGGCTATTGATACAACTGGCGCAACTAGGGGAATAATTAAGGCATTTGTTAATGGTGTAGTTGCATTTGTTATATCTTCTGAAACTTTTGTATTAGGAAATCAAACACCTATTACAGGCTTTGGAAGAATTAAAAAAGGTATTACACTTGCTAATACAAACAATGACGAAGGCATTACAGATGTAACGTTAAATGATGTTTTTTGGGGAACAGTTAGTTCAGCAAGAGGCTTAGTTGGTGAATCTGGACAACTATTGTCTTGGGAAGACTTTTATTTAAAATCTGCTGGAAGTCTAGCTTTTGAAGAAATAGTTCGTTTTTCAGATTTTGGCTACACTGTAGGTGATGGTGCTGATTTAGAAGTAAAGATAGACAGTGATGGTATTACTCCTTTAATTAGAACAATAACATCAAATACATTAAAATTTCAAACTCAAGCTAATACTCCTATTAAATTACAAGGTGCTCATGTTCTTCCGGGTGTAAATAATACAACTGATCTAGGATCGTCCGGAGAACAATTTAAAAATGTATATGCTGCCCAATTTTACGGCGCAGGCACTAATTTAACATCGTTAAATGCATCTGAACTTTCTACTGGAACAGTACCTACTGGTAGATTAAGTGGAACATATAATGTTAGTATATCTGGAACTGCTACTACAGCAACTACAGCTACTACAGCTACTAATGCTAATAATCTTCTTGTAGGAACAAGTTATAGGGTAGCAACTGAAACAGTTGCTTCCGGAGCTATTGTAGCTAGAACAACTTCTGAAGAAGTTGTAGGGGGTATAACAATTACTCCAGGATCAGTGAAAGGAAATTATTTCGTGGGAATCGCAACATCAGCACTATTCGCCGACTTGGCGGAAAAATATTTAGCAGACCAAGAGTATGAAGTTGGTACAGTGGTTGTAGTAGGCGGCGACGCTGAAGTAACTGCTTGTTCAGCAGGAGATAGAGCATTTGGTGCAGTGTCTCAGAACCCTGCATACATGATGAACAGTGGATTAGTTGGAGGAACATATATTGCTCTTAAAGGCCGAGTTCCAGTTAAAGTAACAGGACCGGTTAAGAAAGGTGATAAGCTTATTGCAGCCGATAACGGTTGCGCCGCAGAAGCAGCATCTATTTTAAGAAACATGCCTATTAGAGCAGGAACTTTCCCTGATACATTTGCTATTGCATTAGAAACTAATGACGACCCTGGTGTTAAGCTAGTAGAATCAATTATACTATAAGGAGGATGTAATATGTCAAAAGGCGATAGCATTACCTCAGCTGCATATAATAATTTGCAAGCAACAACCAGTTTAGTTTTAGGTGCAAACCCTACAGGATACGGGCAATTTTTAAATAGTGCCCCAGCTCAACCTAACACTGTTGTTTCATCTACACAATGGAATAGTGTAAGAACTGACATGATAAGAGCATACATACACCAAACAAATAATACACCTGCAGTGGAAGACGTATTAGCTATTGTTAATGTTAATCCTCCTTACTTACAAACAATTGGATCTTCTACTGTTATTAGTGATGCAATTTTAACTCAGTATACTAATTTTTCAAACTTTATTAATACTAATAAAAATCAGCATAATGCTGCTCAGTTAACTCCTAACGTAGCTATCACTTCTACCCAAAGAACTGCAAACTGGGGAGGAGCTACAGACGTTATCAGTCATACAGTAACTCTTACATTTAACGGTTATACACAAAATGGAGGTGCGTTTACTGTTACTCCTGCAGATCATGCAACTTATTTCTTTAATACTGGTGGTTATATTCAAATTTCTGGTACCTTTGTACCTACTATTGATCCTCCAGCAGCTGGAACTAAAAATGCTATGTGGAAAGATTTACTAAATCAGTTCCAACAAATTTATTTTGGTGCTAACAACACACAATCTTTAGGCGGCGGAAATACTAATACTGCTACTTCTACTGAAGGCGGAACTGGTCCAACAGCTGATAGTACACTTCCTGGTACTGCTACTACAACTGGATTTTTTCAGCTTGTTACTGGATCAACTAACTACACACAAATATTTAGAACAACTGGTCCTACAACACCTAATAACAAGTATGTAGAAAACGACTACATTATTAAAGTGCGTAGACCAACTGCTAGCACATTAGAGTTTGTAATTACATTCAGAGATGACGACGCAGGCGATCAAACTGGTATCGGCAGCGCCGTTGACGAAGAAGTAACAGGTACGTTAACTAGTCTAGTTCGATGCACAAGACCATCTGGTACTGGCGGAAACGTTGATGTTCCAGCACCTACAGGCGTTGCAACTGCTCTATAACCAGTTTTACCTAAATCATTGACACTCCTAAGATAAAATAGTATAGTACTATTAACTTAGGAGTTTTTTGTGGACGAAAGAGTTCAAAAGGCATTTGATAATGCCAATTATATGGCTACGTTGGTTAGCCAAAAAAATATTTTAAATGAAGAATTTTTACAAAGTCTTCTCTATTACGAAAATGGAGGAACTTTTACGTCTTCGAAAGAATTGATTAATTTTTCTAAAACTTTATTAGATATTGGTTATACAGAAAATGTAGTTTTAGTAGATGATAACAATACCCCTGTCAATATAGAAAATCTCAAAACTTTTTTTGATAAGGTAGTTTCAGTTTATTTTGAATCAGCTAATGCTTATTACAACAAGCATAGTTCATTAATCAAACAGCGTAAAATAGAAAGTTTGATTGATCTTTATGACTAAAGGTGTGTTGTTATTTGCTTTAAATAATTCTGAAATTAATTATATAAAGCTAGCTGAAGATACTGCTAAAAGAGTACATAAATTTTTACAAGTGCCAGTGTCTGTAGTTACAGATGAAGAATCATCTTTGTTAATAAATGATAAATTGTTATTTGATAACATCATAATTATTGAAAATGAGAAATATCATCTTAAAAGATTTCACGACGGCGACAAAATATCTAAAACTCATTGGAAAAATTCTCACAGAAATGATAGTTTTGATTTGTCCCCGTACGATGAGACTCTTGTAATAGATGTTGATTATGTAATAAACTCTAATGTTCTTTCTTATTGTTGGAATCAACCTTATGACTTTTTAATATATAATAAATTTTATGATATAGGCCAAAGAAAAGACGTAAGTGAATTTACACATTTAAGTGATTATTCTATTCCATTTTACTGGGCTACTGTGTTCTTTTTTAAAAAGACTGAAGAAACAGCTCAGTTTTTTTCTTTAGTATCTCATATTAAACAGCATTGGCAATATTACAAATTTTTATTTCATCTTAATAGTTCAAGTTTTAGAAATGATTTTGCTTTTAGTATTGCAATTCATATTATGAACGGATATTCGTCTGGAGAATTTGCAAAACGTTTGCCAGGCAAATTATTTTATACTTTAGATAGAGATATTTTAGTTAAGATAAAAGATAGAGATTTTTATTTTTTAGTTGAAAATGAAAATAAAGAAAGTGATTATCTGCCTTTGAAATTTTCTAACAATGACATTCACGTAATGAACAAATATAGTTTAATAAGGATGTTAGATAATGAGTAAAGGTCATGTATTTTTAGCGCAAAATTCTGACGTAGATTATGTTGAGCAAGCCTATGCACTAGCGTTGTCTATTAAAATACATAATCAAGAAAACAAAACTTGTCTTATTACTAACGACTCAGTTCCAGAAAAATACAGATATGTATTTGATCACATAGTTCCGATTCCATGGAAAGATTCAGCTGCATCTACTCAATGGAAAATTGAAAACAGATGGAAGATAATCTATGCAACTCCATTTGAAGAAAATATTGTATATGATGTTGATATGTTGTTATTAGAAAGTAATGACCATTGGTGGGATTATTTCGAAAACAAAGATTTATGTTTTACTACTCATGTTCGTGATTATAGAGGTAATGTTGTTAACAGCAATTATTACAGAAAATCATTCACACGTAACGGATTAGATAATATTTACACAGGAGCATTTTATTTTAGAAAAGTAAATACTGCTTATGAATTTTTCAAATGGCTTGAAATTATTGTAGTACATTGGCAAAAATTTTATAGAATTCATTTAAAAAATCATGCCCAATCTTTTTGTAGCATTGATCTTAGCGCCGCGTTAGCTCTTAGATTTATGGGTACACATGTAGATAAAGGAGGAATTCCTTCTTTTATTCATATGAAACCAGGTGTGCAAGGATGGAAAAATATTCCATCTAAATGGACAAATGTATTGAACAGTTTTTTAGATGATGAATTAAATTTAAAAGTGGGAAATTTTCAACAATCTGGATTGTTGCATTATGTAGAAGAAGGTTTCTTAACTGAAAATTTTATTAAAAAATTAGAAAGTGCTTATGCAAGAAGATATAGTTAAACCTTTCATAGAAGCCTATGAAGTAAAAAGTTTTTTTGTACATTATGATAATGACGGTAAAGTTTATTTGGCTAGTAATGTTAAAGATGAAAGTTTAAATAATTTTGAAATTAGCATACATTTAATTCCAAATTTTATTCGAGGCATTAAAGATTGTACAAAATACAAAATTGACTATTTCTTTAATATTAGTGCAGGACTTATTTCAGACACAGAGGAACAAGAAGATCTTATAAAAACTGATTATATTCTGTATGAAATTCCAAAAAAAGATTTAACAAATTGTGATGTAATTTTTGAATATAACATACAAGAAAAAGTTTGGATTGCAACTACAACGTCTCAAGCAACAGATAGATTAACTATTGTATCTACCGTTCCTTTTTATATTTGTAAAAAAGACAACCCGTGTTTTTTGATAGCAGAATATATAGCAAGTGCAACTGACTTGATTAACGGACCAGTATCGTTCGAGTTTACTTCTAATATGGAACTAGATTTTTCAAATATTTCAGTGTATACTATTAAAAAGTTTAGAGACTATTGTGTTAAGGAAAAATATGTCCAGTAAGATTAAAGTTGTTGATCAAGATATTGTATTTTTAAGTTATGATGAGCCTAATGCAGAAAAAAATTATGCAGACTTGGTAAAAAAAGTACCGTGGGCTAAACGTGTTCACGGAGTTAAAGGCAGTGATGCGGCACATAAAGCCTGTGCTGCAAAAAGCGAAACTGAATATTTTGTTACAGTTGACGCAGACAATATTGTTGACCCTAAGTTTTTTCAAGTCGAAATAGACTTAGAAGAACTAGGACTGACTGAAAATCATGTATTCAGTTGGTGCGGCAAAGTACACGTCAATCATCTAATGTATGGAAATGGCGGCCTCAAGTTATGGACTCGAAAATTTGTTAATGAAATGAAGACTCACGAAAACTCAGATCCTAATGATCATAAAGGACTAGTTGAGTTTTGTTTTGATAACAGATATTATCAGTTTAACGAAAACTACAGTGAGAGTTTTACAAACGCAACTCCATTTCAAGCATGGCGTGCAGGATTTCGTGAAGGCGTAAAAATGAGTTTAAACGAAGGCGCTAAAGCTGATGATATCAAACGTGTTTGGTGGCAAAATTATCAACGTTTGTTAATATGGTGTAACGTTGGTGCTGATGTAGAGAACGGTATCTGGAGTATGCTAGGAGCCAGAGAAGGCTGCTATATGACAAACTGTACAGATTGGGATTATGCTAATGTTAGAGATTTTGACTATCTTACAAATTATTGGAAAGAAAAACATGAAGATAAAACAGATCCTGATGACTACAGTGTCTGGTTAAGCAGTCAGCTTAAAACTGAATTAGATTTAGAAATATCAAATATTGACAAGGAAGGTTCTAAATTTTTTAAAAGAGTTTATACCAACACGGATAGAATTCTAAAAAGATGAAAGATAAAATTAATGAGTTTAGAAACAAACTAAACTTTATTAGTCCTAGTTTCTGTGTTGCTAAATGGAAGCAAGTAACAATACATTTAGCAACTGGTCAAACTCATAGTTGTCATCATCCTGTAGCTCATAAAATTCCTCTAAATGAAATTGCTGTAAATGTAAGTGCATTGCATAATACATCTTTTAAAAAGCAACAGCAATTAGCAATGATTGATGGCATTAGACCAGCTGAATGCGATTACTGCTGGAAGGTTGAAGATACCTCCTTAGATGTGTACAGCGATCGTATAATGAAAAGTGTAGACAGTTGGGCTATCAATCATATTGATTCTATTGTTGCAAATCCTTTAGGAAATCATAATCCTAGTTATTTAGAAGTCAGTTTCAGCAACACTTGTAATTTTAAATGCAGCTATTGCAGTCCTGAAGCAAGTTCAAAATGGACTGAAGAAATTAAACAACATGGCGCTTATCCTACCAGTACAAATTTTAACAATTTAGAATGGTTAAAGAGTCAGGACAAATTGCCAGTATCAGAATCTGAGTACAATCCTTATGTTGAAGCTTTTTGGGAATGGTGGCCTACACTATATCCTAGCTTAGAAGTTTTACGTATTACTGGCGGCGAACCTTTGTTAACTAAAAACACATTTAAAGTTTTAGACTACATTATACAAAATCCTAGACCAAATTTAGAACTTAATATTAATAGTAACTTAGGTGTACCCTCTAAAATTTTTAATCAGTTTATTGATAAGATAAAATTCATTCAAGAAAATAATTTAATAAAATCTTTTAAACTTTACACTAGTGCAGAGGCACACGGTGCTAACGCAGAATATATTAGATTTGGACTTAATTATCAAGAGTGGAAAGAAAATTGTAATAAATTTTTAAAAGAAGTACCAAATGGTAAGCTCACTGTAATGTCAACGTACAATGCATTAAGCGTTACAAGTTACTTAGATTTCTTAAAAGATTGGATAGATTTAAGAAGCCAGCATAACAAGAAAAATCTAAGTTTAGATATCTCTTATCTTAGATGGCCTCCTCATCAAAATATATTCATCCTGGATCAATCTTTTATTAAATACTTTGATAATCAATTAAGCTACATAAAGTCTGGAGAGTTTTTTGATCATGAAATTCATAGATTTGAAAGAATTTATAAATTATTTGAAAATCATGTAAAAAACAATCAATCTAAAATACAAGACCAAAAAGATTTTGCAGCATTTGTTATAGAACATGATAAAAGGAGAGGCACAAGTTTTCAAAATACATTCCCTGAAATGAATGAATTTTTGCAAAAATGTAAACAGCTATGAGTCGAGAAACAGACAAAATTAGAAAAGTTATAGAAATAACAAATGAAATTAGTCCTACATTTTGTTTGGCTAAATGGCATCATGTAACTATGTATATGCACATGGGACAAACGCACAGTTGCTATCATCCTGCACCTCATGATATTCCGTTAATTGAATTAAAAACTAATCCCAGCGCATTGCACAACACTATTCAAAAGAAAAAAGAACGTGCTGAAATGCTAGTAGGAGAAAAACCAAAAGGTTGTCAGTACTGTTGGAATGTGGAAAACTTAGGTGGTGATCATATCAGTGATAGGCACATTCGTAATGCAGCATTGTATCGACCTGAAATGGTAGACGAAATAACATCAAACAGATGGGATCTTAATGTAAATCCAGACTACATTGAAATTAGTTTTAGTAACGAATGTAACTTTAAGTGCGGTTATTGTCATCCTAAACACTCTAGTAGTTACTACAGCGAAATCAAACAGCATGGTCCTTACCCTAAAGTAAAAAATCACGGCAACAGTATTGAATGGTTCAAAGTTCAACAAGAAGAAGATAATCCGTGGATTGAAGCTTGGTGGAAATGGTGGCCAGAAATGTCTAAGACATTAAACATTCTTCGCATCACCGGCGGAGAACCGTTAATGCATAAAAGTACTTGGAGATTATTTGACACACTTCGTGAAGAACCTAAACCTCATTTAGAACTTAATATTAATAGTAACCTTGGTGTAAAAACAGCAATGGTTGAAAAGTTAGCTGACAATGTAAATGATTTATTATCTAACAATAAGATAAAAGAATTTAAAGTTTTTTCAAGTATGGACACTTGGGGTAAACGTGCTGAGTATCTACGTACAGGTCTTGATTTAGAATTATGGGAAAAGAACTTAGATCTGTTTATTAGAAAAACAGCAAGGCCTGTAACTTTTATGTGTACCTTTAATATATTAAGTGTAACCAGTTACGTTTCTTTTTTAGAAAAAGTTTTAGAATGGCGATCAAAATACAAAGACATTTACGATAGTTCTAAAACTAGAAAGATTATTTTTGATATTCCTTATCTAAAAGAACCATTACAATATGACATGCTTATTTTACCTAAGGAAGAATATCTTCCTTATTTTGATAAAATTTTAAATTTTGTTAAAGACAACTTAGATGAAAATGATTCTACTAAGTTTAGCGATTTAGAATATGAAAGATTCAGACGTGTAAGAGATTACTTTGCTACTAAAACATATTCAGAAGAAAGAATACTAGAAGGTAGAAAAGATTTTTACAACTGGTTTACGGAATATGACAAACGAAGAGATGTAAATTTCTTAGAGACTTTTCCTGAAATGACTACATTTTTTGAAGAGTGCCAACAACTGAATAATAAGGAGTAATATGGAAAAGTTAACAGATATGTTTGAAAAAAATGTTTTTCAAACAACTAGCGATTACACAACGGCACAACCAGGGCCGATGGGAGTAGTTGATAATTTTCTACCTAAAGATGTAGCCCTATCATTATACAATGAAATGTTTGCTATTCCTGATGAGCATTGGAGAATTTTTAATAGGAACGGAAGTCACATGATGGAGTTAAACAAACTTAATTTAGCTCCTCTTGCATTTAATCTTGTAAACTATTTGCATAGCTCTCAAGTATTAAAACAACTATCTGATCTAACCGGTATTCCTAATCTTATTCCTGATCCACATTTAATTGGTGCAGGATATAGTAAATCATTCCCTGGAGATGTACTTAATCTTCATACTGATTTCAACTGGAATGACAGTTTAAAACTGCACAGAGCACTTTCTTTGATTATATATCTAACTCCCAATTGGAACCCTGAATGGAACGGGGGATTAGATTTTTATGATGACAAAAGACAAGCGCCTGTTACACATGTTGACTGTCTATTTAATAGATGTTTAATATGGAACTATCATAAGTACGGATGGCACGGACATCTTAAGCCATTGGCGTGCCCAGTAGAAACCCCAAGAACAACTTTTAGATTATTTTACTACACAAGTAATTCTACATACAAACAAGATGATCCTCCTCATAGAAGCCAATATTGGATAGATGATAACGGATTACCTACAGATAACAGAAACCAATTATGATATACACAAAGACTAACTCTCATCATGGATATTTTGATCCAAAGTTATTTAGACCTTTAAAAGCAGCTAAATTTCAAGAAAACTCTATCTATTGGTATGACCAACACGATATGGTTATAAAAGGAACTCCGTTCAATCGATTTATAGATAAGCCCCATTGGGAACATTTACAACGAGACCCAACTTCAAAAATATTCATGTTTTACGGTGACGAATATTATAACTGGCTAGACATGGAAGACTGGATAGCAACTTTGAAAAAATGGAACATTGCACCTAACCAGGTATATCTAATGTGTCTTGATAAAAATTGGCTCAGTTGGACTATTGCACAATTTGCTGAAAAAGGATATAAGGGAGTTAATATACAAGATTTTAATTTACTAATGGATAGGGTTAAGCCTCAAAAAATTAAACCATTAGCAAAAAGATTTAGTATGTTAAGCAGAAACTATAACAAATGGAGACTACATTTATATGCTGAGATTTTTAATAAAAAATTATTAACAAAGCATTTTAATTATACTTTTAATAATATAAACCCTTATGGTAAACTTACAGTGTATCCAATTGAAAATGTAAAAGCAGATTTAGCAACATTAGAAATTCCCTTAACTCCTGAGTTAGAAAAATGGGTAGACGGCATGCCTTACACGCTGCCTAAAGATCATATTCAAGAAAAACTTGCAGCTGATGCATTTAATTTAATTCAAACATCAGGAATTAATATTGTAGTGGAATCTCACTTTGATCCGTTCTGGAACTTTGGAGGACATAGAGCCATGCATCCTCAGAGTTTTAGTCCAAGTTTTCCTACTGAAAAAATGTATAAACCGATAGCATGTCAACGACCTTTTATCGTTTTTTCAACGCCTTGGTTTTTAAAAGAATTTAAAAATTTAGGTTATAAAACTTTTCATCCTTATATTGACGAAAGTTATGACAATATTAGAGATGATGTTAAAAGATTAAATGCTATTGTTGCAGAAGTTGAAAGACTATGTAAAATGCCACAAGAAGAATTTTTAGAAGTTATGAACAAATGCAATGAGATTGCAAAACATAATTTTCAAATTATGAACAAACTTAGAGAAGCCGTTTCTTTACAAAAAGAATTTGCATGGGTTGAACCATATTTAGAAAAGAATTTGCCAGTACCAGGCACAGGCGGAGAATTATGAAAAAACGTATTTTAATTACAGGAGTAGCAGGATTTCTAGGAAGTCATCTAGCTGATAGAATGTTGGCGTTAGGACACGAAGTTGTAGGATGTGACAATCTAACAGGAGGATATGTAGACAACATTCCTGCTGGCGTAGATTTTAAACGCGGCGACTGTTGCCATCTAGATTTCATGGTTGAAGTTTCTAAAGGGTGTGACATTGTATTTCATACTGCTGCAACTCCTCACGAAGGACTAAGTGTATTCAGTCCTTACTTTATTACTAACAATATCTTTCAAGCAAGTGTGTCGACTATTAGTGCAGCAATACAAAACAAAGTAAAACGATTTGTCTACTGTTCAAGCATGGCACGTTATGGTAATCAAGAATATCCATTTAAAGAAACACAGCGTCCTGATCCAGTTGATCCTTATGGTATTGCCAAAGTAGCAGGTGAAGACGTTCTTAAAGCACTTGCTCCTATGAACGGTATGGAATGGATTGTTGCTATACCTCACAACATTGTTGGGCCTAGACAGCGTTATGACGACCCGTTCCGTAATGTAATGAGTATTATGATTAACCGTGTACTGCAAGATAAACCTCCAATAATATACGGCGATGGAAGTCAAATGCGTTGTTTTAGTTTTATTGATGACTGTATCTATTGTTTAGAAAAATTAGCACTTGACCCTAACATTAAAAATGACACATTTAATATTGGCCCAGATGAAGAATTTGTTACTATTAAACGTCTTGCTGAGTTGATTATGTCAGAATTAAATTTCAAAGGAGATCCTATTTTTATGCCTGATCGTCCTAAAGAAATTAAGTATGCAACTTGCGATGCTAACAAGGCTAGGGAATTTTTAGGATACAACACTTCTACGTCGTTAGTAGAAGGTGTTCGTAGTACTATTGAATATATAAAAAGTAGAGGCTCTAAGCCGTTTGATTATACATATCCTTTAGAAATTATTAATCAATATACTCCTAAAACTTGGTCAGAAAGATTGATGTAATGTATTTTGTATTTGAAAAAATAGTAGATGAGCTTCCTTTAAATCTTACCAATTGTGAAGATGTTAACAAATCCAGTATAGGTAGAATCACAGTAAGTCCTGTAACATCGACACTTTTAAGAATTTTAAGAACTGAAGCACAATTACATAGAGAATATGCAACAGCAGTTAAAGTAGTATTGACTCCTCCTGTTGATGAGACATATATTATTCCTGTAGGTGTTGCACATAGTCCTTATGACTGGTGTGGTCCTGACACTTATAAAAACGGATACAACGAAGATTTTCCTAATAGAAAATCATTGTTTGCTTTTATAAATGAACAGTACTTGGAAGACTTGAGAAATGGCAAGGCCTATTTGTTAATAGATCAAACACATGAAGGATACCAATCAGATTGGATGTGGCAATGGTTTCATAATAACTGTAATGAATATGGCATACACCCTGGTAAGATAATTTATATTACCGGTAACATGGATTGTAGTAAACAGTACAATAAATGGGCAGACGAATGTAAACTAGTTCCTAGGATCTTAACAATCCCGCTTGCTCATTTTGAACACGTAGTAAATGAAATATCTAATAGTTATGATACAGGACATTTACCTCCAGGAGTTTCAGAAAGAAGAAAACTTCCTACCTTTGAAACGCATATAGAACATAAAACAGCAGACTTATCAAAGATTGCAATGTTTAATATTTTGCAAAAAAGACCTAGAGCATATAGACAGTGGTTCTTTAAACATATCTACGATGCAGGTTTAATTAAAGGAAATATTGTAACAATGAATAAGTTTGATGTAGAAAGCACTTATTTTGAAGGTAGAAAAATGGATACTGCTGACTTTGATAAGTTAGACGCTATACTACCAATGATACCAATAGAGAATCCTCCTGCATATACTCCTGATAATTTCTATTCAGGTGACGGCGCCAACTATGTATTGTCGTTAAATGACTTAACTATTTTAGACAGTTGGTGTACTGTAGTTAGCGAAGCTAGCTACGGAGACAGCGAAGGTGCATGTTTTATCAGCGAAAAAACTTTTAAACCTATAGCATGTCAACAACCATTTATTATTTTAGGTAGTAAGAATATTCTTAAAAACTTAAAAGAAATGGGATACAAAACATTCCATCCTTATATTGATGAAAGCTACGACGAGTTACCTACTTGGGAAAGAATGCAAGCTATTACTAAAGAACTAGTAAGACTTAATGCCATGTCCGATCAAGAAAGATTAGAATGGTTTAAAAACTTAGAACCTATTATTAAACATAACTTTGATACTTTAAAAACTAGAACGTCTAATTATGTAAAAGATATGATCGAAACAATAAAGGCACACTTGGAGAAATAATGTTACACAGCCAGATACCTTTAATTAATAAAACTATTAAAAGAACAGGAAAAGCAGTAGTATCAATAGGTTGTTCTTTTGTTCAAGGACAAGGCGCCATAGATGATGACTTGTATGATAACTATACTTGGAAATATCAAGGAATGGGATATCCTATTAGAATTGATATAACAAATGCACAAAAATTTGAAATTCTAAAAAAACATCCCGGAATTATTAGACCTGATCCGGATCATGTTCTTGATTTTACATTAATGGAATATAAAAATGCATTTGTTAATGTATTGTGCGAAAAATACTTTGATGGTGAATACGCACCTATCAACTTGGGGATTAGAGGTTGCGGAAACAGAGCATCAATTAAAGAACTTTATTTTAGACCTGAAATAAACTGGGATGACATTAAAGAGTTAGTAGTGGTATATATGCCAAGTGGTATAGAACGGTTTGACTTTGTTAATGATCTATGGCCTGAACATTTTCATTGGAAAGCAATGTGGCCTAACATCACTGAAAATCCCAGCAACGGCAGAGAGCATCTGTGGACAGGTTATAATAAATCTCTTTATACTGAAAAATTTGGAGTGATTGAACAACTAGCACATGTCCAAGAGTTAATGACTTGGTGCAAACTTCGAAATGCAAAACTTATTGTTACTCCAGGGTTTGATAGAAGATATGATAGAGAATATTTTGAACATGAACTATCTGTTTCAATTGAAAGAGATATGGACGGCAATGTAAAGACAATTGCACCTCCTGGCTTTTTTACCTATGATAACAGCAAAGAGCATAAGCGTCTTGCAAATTTATGGCCTTGGGAAAAAATGTTTAAACCAGAAGGATTTCAAACGTTAGCTGATTTAGCAATGAGTAAAGAGCCTAGTTTAGAAAGCACTAACGATTTCTTTTTTCAGTTTTTAGGAAATAGAACTCCTAATGGTTGGATGACTCCCTGTGCTCATCCGGGCGTCAAAGCACATGACCTTTATGCTAAACTACTGTATAATCACATTAAAACTCTATGAAAAAATACGAAGAAAAAGTTTTCTGGGACGGTGAACGTCACTTTCTAGAAGATGAAAAATTCCATATGGAAGTAGTTCATCGAAATATGGAAGGAATTGAATACCCTGCATATTTTCCTGGATATGTAGATAATAAAGAACATCCTTTATTTTTCTGTAACAGTCTAACACATAGAGACAATAGCGGAAATATTTTAAATATTTGGTCCAGTTCAGACGGTCCTAAAGAATTTGAGCGTAACAAAATTAAAATGGGGCCTGATTGGAAGTATCTAACTAAGCAAGTGGAATATAAAGTTAATTCTAGTGGCTATAGAACATACGAATGGGATGATATAGATTGGCCTAATGCAATATTACTTTTAGGATGTTCTAATACCTACGGTGTTGGAGTAGCAGAAGATGAAACTTTAGCATATTATATAGAAAAATCAACAGGAAGACAAGTAGTAAATCTTGGAACATCTGGAGGTTCAAATAGTTTAATTTCACATTTATGTGCGCTAACCTTGGAAAAATTTCCAACCCCTTATGCTGTTGTTGTAAACTGGACAACCGGTGATAGATATAGACATTTTTTTAAAAATAGATATTTTGATATAGGTCCTTGGAATTCTAAAACAGTAACTGGTGTAGCAGAAGAATATTTAGACGGACTTAATTTATCTCAAACTTGGGAAAGCAGATATATAAACAGATATCACGAAGTAGGTGAAAATTATTATATATCAAAAGCTGTAAAAGCCATGTGTAGAGGAATCAAATATGTAACTTTAAGTTACTTTGATTATATGGCACACATTAATAGAGCAGACATATATGTTACAGCTAACATAAATGCAAGAGATTTAGTTCATCCCGGCACAGAAATACACGAACAAGCCGCAAAAGAAATTTACAAACTATTATGAGTAATTACAATCAAGCTGCTGACACAGCAGAAAAACAGCTAAACCTTATTAGCAAATCAATGTGCTATGCAAAATGGACGCAGGCAAGTATGCATCTGACCAATGGAATGACTCACAGTTGCTATCATCCTCCGTTGCATAAAATCAGTATAGACGATATTAAAAAAAATCCAGCTGCTCTACATAACACAGATCATAAAAAATTAGAACGCAAGTTAATGCTTAAGGGCGAACGACCTGATGGATGCAGCTACTGTTGGAGAATTGAAGATGCTGGAGCACGTAGTGATCGTATATACCGAAGCGGTGAATACTGGGCTCAAAACGCACGTAAAGATATTATTGAAGCATTAGACACAGGCAATGTAGATCCTCGTTATTTAGAAGTTAACTTTAATCAAGCATGTAACTTTAAATGTATGTATTGCAGTCCTCACCTTAGCACTAGTTGGGAAGACGAAGTTGAACAACATGGACCTTACAATGTTTTAGACTCCAACGGCAATGCTAGCAAGCACAATGCACTAGAGTATCTCAACATGCCATTGAAAGTAAAACAAGGAGACAATCCCTATGTTGAAGCTTTTTGGAAGTGGTGGCCTCAGTTGTATAAGAAATTAGAAGTGTTCCGTATGACTGGCGGAGAACCTCTAATGGATGCTAACACATTTAAAGTTCTTGATTACATTTATGAAAACCCCAATGCTTGGTTAGAAGTAAGTGTAACAACAAACATGTGTCCTCCTAAGCAAGAACTAATGGATAAGTTTGTTGAAAAAGTAAAGAAGCTTGAAAAAATACAAATATGGGAAGAAAAAGAAAGATTTAATCCCGGCTCAGGCAATAACTGGTATGTGAATATGGCAGTTAAAAACTTTGCCTTATTTGTCAGCGTAGATAGCGTTGACGAACAAGCTGAATATATTCGTTTAGGTTTAAACTTTCAAACAATGAAAGACAATGTATCAAGGTTCTTAACAGAAACTTCTAATACTACAGTTACATTTATTAACACTTTTAATATTTTAAGTGTCCCTAAGATTAAAAATTATTTAGAGTATGTTCTTGAGCTTAGAAAAGAATTTTCAAAAGAAAAACAAGGCATAAAATATATTCCTATTGTTGATCCTTGGACAAAACATCCTGACTATGAAATTCATCCTCGTCAACGTATTTGGTTCGATGTTCCTTTATTAAGAAGTCCAGAATGGCAGAGCGTACAACTACTACCTTATGAGTTTGATATCTATTTAGAAGAAGCAATAGAGTTTATGAAAGCCAACAGCAATGTTGATAACTTTGATGGATTTTATGATTTTGAAATAGCTAAACTTGAAAGAAATCTTGCAATAATGAGAGAAAGAACTTCATTAGATTTTAACAAGCTAGCATTAGATAGAAAAAACTTTGCCAGTTATTTTGATCAATATGATGTTAGAAAAAACTTAAACTTGTCAACAACATTTCCTGAGTTAGCAGCCTTTTATCAAAATTGTAAAAAATTATGATACCTGCTTACTTCGATGATTTAACCGTTAATAATTTGTATAATGAAATTAATTTTCCTTATGCAGTAGCTGATGACATTAACATTATTAAACATCAATTGATAGAATCAGGATTTGTACCTAAATTATTATCTGACTTTGAAGAAAAAGGAATTTACAACATAAGTGTTGGAGTTTCTAGAGCATGGTCAAAAATTAACGATACAGATAAACATGTGTTAGATTTTATATCTAAAGATGCATTATACCTAGCTAAACAGGGAAAATTAAAAATATTCTTAAATGGTCAAGGAGAAGGTTGGCCGATGGTATATGATAAATGTGATGGATATGACAGAATACATAAAGTAATGCAAAAATTAGGTCTTCCTAAATTTAGTGTTATTGTAGGTGATGCGAATTTATTTTTTGAACAAGATTATCATAAATGGTGCTGTGAAAATAATCAATCTCCGATGATAAGGCACTGTTATTTTTTAACATGTTTTTATTATTTTGATAATAAATTTCCTGAGTATCCTTTGTGTTTAGATGCTATAAAAAATGAAGAATCAAAAGATTTTAACAGTCTAAACAGAACCAACAGAACTCATAGAATAGAACATTTGTATCGGTTAATTAAAAATAAAGAATATCAAAAAGGATTAGTCAGTGGCCATCTTCCTAAGGACTTTAAATTTGTTCCTATGTTTCATAATGTTACATATAAAAATATAAAGACTACGCTAGATGAAGTAGGACCATTAACAGTAGACGGTAAATGGTTTAACGTAAATCCTGACGGTGATGACACTGCAATTTTTAATCATAATATCTATAAAAACAGTTTACTCAGTGTAATTACAGAATCTTCATATTTTTATTCTGGAATGTTTATTACAGAAAAGGCTTTTAAACCTATAGCAGCAGGACACCCTTTTATGATTCTAGGACAACCTGGAATATTAAAATGTTTTAGAGATCTAGGTTATAAAACTAATTTTTATGGAATAGATCAAAGTTATGATGAGATAATAGATCCTATAACTAGATTTTATCAATTTCATTTAAGTCTAACAAAATGGATGTCATTAAGTAGGGATCTAAAAATAGAAAATATAAAAAGATCTAAAGATTTAATTGAACACAATTTTAATTTACTTCAATCAAAAAACTATGTTCAAGAATCTTATAACAGGCTTAAGAAACTATGTTTCTTTTAAAATAAAAAATGAAAAATGTATCAATGATTGGTTGCGGAAACTTAGGTATTAATTGTGCCGAAGTAATGGCTACAAAACATAAAGTAGTTGGCTACGATGTAGTTCCGAGAACCCCTGCAAATTTCTTAATGGTAAATTCTATCAAAGAAGCAGTAGAAGGAAAAGACATAATCTTTATTGCTGTACCAACTCCTCATGATAAAGAATATGGAGGAGAAACTCCTTCTAGTCACTTACCTCCTAGAGATTTTTTATATGATACAGTAATTAATTGTTTAATTGAAATTAACAAATATGTCGATAAGAATCAAATAGTTGTATTAGTTTCAACAGTATTAGTTGGCACAGTAAGAAATCATTTAATAAAATATATTCCAAATGCTACCTTTGTATACAACCCTTATCTTATTGCAATGGGCACGGTTAAACAAGATATGGCAAATCCAGAAATGATTATCATTGGTACAGAAGATGGATCTACTCCTGAAGTACTAGTTGATTTTTATAAGACGTTAATGGAAAACAATCCTCGTTACGAAGTAGGAACTTGGGATGAAGCTGAAAGTATTAAAATGTTTTATAATACATTTATCAGTATGAAATTAAGCTTTATCAATATGATACAAGATGTAGCTGAATCTAATGGAAACATTGACGTAGATGTAGTAGGAAATGCATTAATGAAATCTACAAAGATGATTACTAGTGCTAGTTACATGAAAGCAGGTATGGGTGCAGGCGGCGCTTGCCAACCTCGAGATAATATAGCACAACGATATTTGTCTAAAAAACTTGATTTGGGTTATGATTTGTTTGAAGCAATTTCTGTATCCAGAGAAGTTCAAGCTGAAAGAATGGCGCAACGATGTTTAGATTTTGGCAATACAGTTTGTATTGTAGGTAAAAGTTACAAACCTAAAGTAAATGTAACTGTAGGATCTCCTAGTATGTTAGTTGGACATTACATTTCTAAACACGGCGGATTTTTAAATTACTACGATTTAAACACTGGGGACAATTTTTTTCCTAAAGCTGAAGTCTATCTAATTTCTTATTGGGAAGATTGGGTAGAACAAATCATTTGGCCAAAAGGATCAGTTGTTATAGATACATGCAGAAAACTTGCACCTATACTAGGTGTGAATGTTATTCATTACGGAAATACAAGGTTATCTAATAAATGATGTTAAAAGCTAATTCAAATACAGAGTGGGGAACACTAAAAGAAGTTATACTAGGTCGTGCTGAATATGCACAGGTTCCTAGTATTAAAAGACACGACATACATTGTGTAGACTATGCTAACTACGACATAGTTAATGGATTGCCAGGAGGTTATTATCCGGATCAGATTATTGAAGAAACTGTAGAAGATTTAGATGTATTTCAAAAACAGTTAGAGTCTGTAGGTGTTAAAGTTCTCCGACCTAAAGTGTTTGATTATGCTACACAACACAGTAATCCTTATTGGTCTACAGATGCTTATTATGGTTATTGCCCAAGAGACAGCACACTAATTATAGGCGACACTATTATAGAAACACCTATGCCTTTACGTGCAAGGTATTTTGAAAACTTTGCTTACAAAGATATTTTTAAGAACTACTTTAACGCAGGCAGTCGTTGGATCAGTGCTCCTAAAGGTGAATTGTTAGATGCATTATATGATCGTACAGATCTAAGTAAGTCTACACTTACAGACTTTGAACCAGCTTTTGATGCTGCTAATGTCATTAAGTGTGGCAAGGATATATTCTACCTTGTTAGCAACAGCGGCAATAGGATGGGTGCAAAATGGTTACAGAGTACATTAGGTGATCGCTATAAGGTTCATGTAATGGATAATATCTATGCCTACGTACATGTAGATACTACAATTCTTCCTTTGGCAGCAGGAACAGTATTGCTAAATCCTAGTAGAGTTAACGAAAATAATTTACCAGAATATTTTAAAAATTGGAAAAAGATTTGGTCCGAAGATCCTATTGAAACTCCTTATGTTAAAGATTGGGCTACAGCTAGTCCTTGGTTAGGAATGAATGTGTTAAGCATTAGCGATAAACTAGTTGCAGTAGAATCTAGACAAACTCATTTAATAAAACAATTAGAAAGAAACGGTTTTGATATTATGCCTGTAGTAATGCGTCATTGTCGTACACTCAGTGGCGGCCCTCACTGTGCTACATTAGACACAGTTAGAGATGATGAATACGGCGACTATAGTTAAAATTTTTTGATGTCCCTCTTGTGTTGATAATTACTATATCACGAGGTAAACGATGTACGATATATTTTTTGTAGGTAAAAGTAACGACGAATATCAAAAATTAAAAATAAGATTTCCGTTAGCAAAACAAGTTGATAACTTTGCTCAAGCTAAACAAATGAGTTTGACAAAAATGTTTTGGGTAATATGGGATGATTTAAAGCTAAATCTAAATTTTAATTTTGATTATAAAGTCCCAGAATGGGACAGACCTTATACACACGTTTTTAAAAATGGCGAGTTCTACGACGGCGTCTGTTTATTTCCTAAAAATGCAAATGTATCAGAAAGAGAACTAAAGCATCGATTTTTTATTAAGAAAAAAGAAATCGATGTACAGGCAAGTGTTCCTAAAATATATGATATTTTTTATATTGATTCTTGGGAAGAATATCAAGAAGCTCTAACTACATCTACAACAGAAATGTTTTGGATGACCGGTAAGAACTTAGAAACACATGCTGACTTTAAGTTTGACATGTACTTTAGCCATTACAATACTGATGACAGAAATCAAAATCATGCATTTGTACATCAAACTCCGGTGTCTAACTTTTTCAATGGCGTATTTCTTTGCAGTAAGAATAAGCCATTAAGCAAGAAAGAAGTTGAACATAGATTTCCAATCCATCGTCGAGAGTGGGACATTGTAGCAAGCCTTCCTAAAAACTATGAAAACTATTGCGGACTTGTAACTACATATGAGCAATATTTAGAACTGGTAGAAAAGAGTCCTACTGAACTATTTTGGGTAATACCTAATGACGTTAAGTTAGATTCTAACTTTGATTTTAACATTTATTTTAGCCATGATAACGATTTCGATAGAAAGACAAATCATGTATTTTTAAATGGTGAGCACTATGACGGAGTAATGCTGTTAAGTAAGCACAGTCCTATAAGTGAGAGAGAGTTCAAGTACAGATTTTTAACAAATAAAAAAGATTGGGATATTGTTGCAAGTGTTCCTAAGAAGTACGATATTTTTTACATTGACTCATGGGAAGAATATCAAGAAGCACTTGAAAGAAGTTCAACAGAGATGTTTTGGATGACAAGCCGTAACATTGCTACAGCCTTAGATTTTGAGTTTGACATTTATTTTAGTCATCACAACAGTTATGATAGAGGTCAAACACATGCATTTATACATCGTGTTGGAGATAAAGACAGCTACAACGGTATTTTCCTTTGCAGTAAAAACAAACCTCTTAGCAAACGTGAAGTAGAGTATAGGACTCCATTAGAACGTAAAGAGTGGGATATTGTTGCTAGTGGTCCTGTAACATATCAGCAGTATGTTGTCAATTAAATCTTATCAAGATTATTTAAAAGCATTAACAGATTCCCCAACTGAGATGTTTTGGGTAGTGCCTGATGATATCGTCATTAGTCCTTCTTTTAAGTTTGATATTTATTTTAGTCATGACAATGAATATGATCGTAAAATGAATCATGTATTTCTTAACGGGGATCATTATGATGGTATTATGTTAATGAGTAAGCATCGACCAGTTAGTGAAAGAGAATTTAATAGTAGATTCTTGATTACCCGCAAAGAATGGAACATACAAGCAAGCACCCCAAAATCTAAAATTTATGATATTGTCTTTATAAGCTATAACGAACCTAATGCAGACAGTAATTTCCAAGCACTAAAAGATAAACAACCTACTGCTAAAAGAGTACACGGAGTTAAAGGTATTCATAATGCTCATATAAAAGCAGCTGAAATATCTGATACTCCGTTATTCTGGGTAGTTGACGGTGATGCTTTAATATTAGACAGTTTCAACTTTGACTATCACGTACCTACATGGGACGCTGAAACAGTTCATGTATGGAGAAGTAAAAATCCTATTAATAATTTAGAATACGGATATGGAGGAGTTAAACTCTTACCTAGACAACTAACACTAGGTATGGACACTAGTTCAACTGATATGACAACTAGTATCAGTAACAATTTTAAAATAATGGATAACGCCAGCAACATTACAGCGTTTAATACAGATCCTTTTAACACATGGAAAAGTGCATTTAGAGAATGTGTTAAATTAGCCAGCAAATCTATTAATAGACAAGTAACGGAAGAAACAGAACAGCGCCTTGATACATGGTGTACACAAGGCGCTGATAAATTGTTTGGGGAATATGCTATTGCAGGAGCAGTAGCAGGTAAACTATTTGCCGAAACACAACCAACCGAAACTCATAGGATTAATGATTTCGATTGGTTGTATAAAACATTTAAATTAAATTTCTAAAGGAAATACTTCGGAAATAATCTTAGCACATGCTTGAGCAATCTCCATGTGTTCTTTTTGCGTTCCGTTTTCCTTACGCAAGTTAATGTAATGGATCCAACTACGGATAGTTCCGTTCATATACATGCGACTTACTGTAAGTCCTTCAGGAAGAACGGCTCGAGCTTGTTCTTTAGCAATGCCATTTGCAATAGCCCATTTGTATTCTTTTTCTACTGCAAATAGCACACGCTTTTGAGCACGTTCCCATTCAATAGCCAGTAAACGTTGGCTTTCGTCGTTCATATCAAACTCAACACTGTTCTGCCTATTCTTTGTGTCCTGAAAACGTGCTTCACGGACTACAAACGCTTCGCCTAATTCTGCTGTAGGATCAGCATAGCGTTGACTAAACTCTTGAAAACTAAATGAACGATGACGTAAAATTTGTCGAGCAATATCTCTAGTAGTTTCAATTTCAATACAAGCTGAAACCATTTCGAGAGGTGACCAATGTTGATGTTTGATCAAATACTTAATTAGTTTTTCACTAGTTTCTGTATTGAACTGATTAGCAGGATTACTTACACGAGCACAGTATGCAACAAGATCAAGAGCATCTTCAATGTCTTGATTTTGAAATTCCTCTGTGGGCTTGCTATAAGATACTAATTTAACTTTCATTTTAGCTTTCTATTGTTTAAGAATTTTTTAGTGTGTTTGATCATGTCTTTTTTAATACGATCTGTGTCTAACTTGAAATCAATTTTATCAATGTCATCTTCGTATTGGCGAATAATTTCTTTGATTTCTTTTTCAAAGACATCCCAGCTCTGAGCCTTTAAGTTTTTTTTAAAATCTATTTCCCAAACTTTGGTGTTTTTAAATGTAATTTCAATAGTGTGTACATAAACAAGGGGAACTACATTTAATGTAACTTCCCCGAATATCTCAGGCCATAAATCTACTACATCTTTGGGAAGAGTCTTCCCATTATTCACTTACTGCTTCTTTTTTCTTTTTAGTAGTTGGAACTAGTGCTTCTGCCTGGCGTCTTAGTTCTGCCGCCTCTTTGCTTAGACGATCTGCATCACTGCGGAATTTCTTAGCTTGATCTTCAACAGACAATGGAGCAGAAACAACAGGCTGTACATCTTCATTAACAGATCCTGAGGTTGTTTTACCTGCATTACTAATGTCTTTTACAGTGGCAACTTCTTGAACTTCTACGTTCGGAGGCACAGCATTTGGATCCTTGACTGAAAGGTCATCAACTGCTGTTCCTCTTTGTTCAGCGATCAATTGATTAAGCTCTGCCAAAGAAATCGATGCTTGAAAGTTAGGAGTCATTTCTACTTTATCAGTGCCTACTTTAATTAGCTTTCCTTGAACATGTAGTGTAGGAAGCATAGTACTACCATCTGGAAACTTTGCTCTTGCAAGTACTTCGTGAAACTCAAATGCTTGCTGAGCCGCAGGACTTTCAACAAGTTGAATAAGAGAATTATGTTGGTCGTCTAGTAGATTCTCTGTAGGAACTACTAAACAATTATACGCATCACCTGGAAGTGTTCTAAATGCTACTAGTACTTTTTTTCCTGTAGCTTTAATTTTTCCTACATGTTTTAGATCTGCCATGTTATTCTCCTTGTGGTGCTTGTGTTGACTGTGCTTTTGCAGCCTCTAAGAATGCATTGACCTTGTCGAATAGCACTCCAACGGATGATAATTCGTTAGCTTTAAAGGCACCCCTCTGAGTTACTACTTCGATTAAATTTCGAATAGCAGCCAAATCATTTAAGTTAAGTTCAGGTTTCGGTGCATCTGTTACTTGTTCTTGAGTAACTTCGTTTACTTGTTCAGTCATTTAGACTCTCCTTGTTGTTTTACTGATTCTAAAAATGCCATCAGCTTATTATAAGTCTGTCCTACAACCATCATTTCAGTTGGTTTAAACGCACCTCTTTGACTAGCAATATCGATAATGCTTTTTATAGCTACTAAGTCATTGATCGTTAGTTGAGTCTGATCTTGTGCAGTTTCTTGTGATTGGGTATTTTCATTTTCACTCATGTGAGTACTCCTTTCTATTATATATGCTTATAATTTATCTATCAGATAAGATCTGGACAAGCAAGTTTGAAAAAACTAAGTTCTTTCTCTTGTTCAAATCCAATCCGAGTAGTGAACACAATAGTATTGTCAATAATACCTATATACTGACCTATGTAATATCTACCGTTTAAATTTTGACTAATCCAATTGTCTAGTTTATTAACAAACGAAGGATTAAATTTTGGAATTTCTGTATAGACAAAATGATGTGCTGGGAATTCCACTTTACGGATACCCAGCACATTTAGCGGATTTACTTTACCGTTTTTAAGAGCCATTTAACTTCTTGCTTCTTCTTGATAATATGCATAAGTACCGAAAGGAGGTACAATAGTATTATTGCCGTGAATGATGAATACTGTATCACAGTAGTTCTCATCACCCCAAGATCCCCAAGGATATCCGTCTGTGAACATGATAAACTTTTTAGGGTTGATATCATTGTGCTTCATGTATTCCCAGTTGGCGTCAAATTCAGTACCACCGCCGCCCATAGGCTCGTATTCGGTAATGTCGTTGCCGCCATAACCATCAAAGTCTTGTTCATTATAAACCTTAGTGTCAAAGCACCAGATTTTGATGTTATAGTCTTTGTATTCGTCCATGATGCCTTTGATTTCTGTTAAGAAGTCTTTGGCCTGTTCATCGCTGATAGAACCTGACATGTCAATACTAATACAAATATCAATAGTCTCATCAAAGTTCATGCCAGGCAAAATAGCACCAGTATGCCAACCTTTGCGGCTAGGACGAGCAAAAGTATAGTCGTTGCGGATAGTACTTTGGATTTGCTGACGCAAAATCTGACGCCAGTTCATTTTAGGCTCAGTCAATTCACGGATCAAACGTTGAATTTCTGCCGGAGTGTTACCTGCACCAGCAGCCTGCGCCGCCGCAATGCTGGCTTCGCGAATCTCGTCACGGATTTGTTTTAATTCTTCTTTAGTGTACTGCGGCTTGCCTCCTTGTCCGGGTTGCTTGCCCTGTCCGTTGCCTTGTCCATCGCCTTCCCAATCAATGTGCTGATCCAGCAATTGGCCTAATGCATCTAAATCTTTGCCGTCTTCTTCTTCATAGATTTCGTCATACACTTGTTCTGCACTCTTGCCGTAGTGCTTTGGATCGTGATAGATTTTAATGTCTTTAAAATTGCCATCACCGATTTTATCACGAACTAACTGACCGTTTACACAATAGTCGATAGCGGCGTTCCAAATTTTCTTATTACGATTTTCGGTACGTGCAATATGATCGAATACGTTGTGTAGAATTTCATGAGCTACAACAAACTCTACCTGTTTAGCTGTGAGCTTCTCAAAAAACGGACGGCTATAAAACAAATGGCGTCCGTCAGTTGCCGCAGTAGTACACCAATCACTGGCATCTACAATTTTCAAACGGGTTGCCATGTTACCAAAAAATGGATGGCGCAGTAGCAAGCCAATACGAGCTACAATAATCTTATCTACAACAGGGTCTAAATGTGTCATTAATTGCTCCGAATAATACTGTATGTATATATTATAACAGGACCCGTAGGTCCTGTCAATTGATTTTGGCTAGCGATCAACGCTTTTCTGTAGCTGCCGCAATATACTTGCCAAATTTGGAGTGGAAATCATCGAAACATTTGATTTCGTCTGGATCCAAAGGCAGTTGATATTGTGTCAATGCCAGTTTAGTACCCATAACAACCAATTCGGTTTCGAAATTGTCCATCATAAATTGGAAGAAGTTACTGGCCTGATCGTTCCAATCTTTGGCTTTCTTTTCGCAAGCATCTTTGAGCTCATAACACAGGCTAACAGTCAACGAATACATAGCGGAGATTTCCTTAGTATCCATTTTCTTAACCTTACCAGAAAGGATGTCTGTAGGGTTAGGCAGCTTAGATGCCACTTTACGGTGTGCCATAAACTTGATAGCAAGACCTTCGCCTACTGCACCGCTAGCCAAATCAGTCAATGTGCTTTCGTCCTCGTCTTCATCAAACAACAGTTCGGATACAAAACTCCAGCTACGAGGAGTAGCGAATGCTTTGGAGCCACTCTTTGGATCAAAGTCATACAAATCCTTCTTGCTAAAAGTCAAGAAGCCAACAACGTCCTTATGGATACGGTTGTCAGTAGCCCAAGAGAACCAGTCATCCCAATCAACGCTCATTTCCAAGTGAACGAAGCGGTTAGCCAACGGAGCAGGCATACGATAAGTAACACCTTTATCTGCTTCACGGTTACCAGCCGCCACAATAAACACATTATCGGGCAGTGTATAAGTACCAACCTTACGGTTCAGTACCAATTGGTATGCCGCAGCCTGTACAGCAGGAGCAGCCGAGTTCATTTCATCCATAAACAGGATGATTTGATCATGCTTTGCAGCCATTTCTGCATCTGGAAGTTCAATAGGAGGAGCCCAATTCATGCGACCTGCATTGGCATCAAAGTAAGGGATACCTTTAATGTCGGTAGGTTCCCAAAGGCTCAAACGGATATCAATAACATGAGCATCCAATTCAGCACCAATTTGTTTGATGATATCGGACTTACCAATTCCTGGAGGACCCCACAGGAAGATTGGACGCTGTGCCTTAAATGCACGACGAATTGCTTTTTTGCCAGTTTTCGGGCCAACGGTGCGTGAAATAATCTCGCTCATAAATACTCCAGGGTTAAAAAATTGTTAAGAACTAACTGTCTATGTATCTATTATAACGCCATAAGCAGTCTACGTCAACAATTTTTTAGGAGTTTTAGTCCGTTTGGCTGTCTTTATTTCGGGCGTTCATTGCTTTGACTAGCCCATATTTTCGAATATCGTCCGAAAACATGTGTAGCTCAAAGGCTTTTTTTTCGCTAAAAACGGTTAAACTTTGAAAAGTTAAGTAATAAGGACAGTCCAAATATCTATCAAAAAATATAATAACCTGCGGACTAATTTCTATCTTATCAGTAAATGGAATTTCGTGTTCTTGTAGAGAAAGATCTTTTACTAAAAACTCATATCCTTCATCGCTCAACCTTAAGCCGCCATCTTTTTTAGTTCGATGATTTTGCCACCACTTTTGCAGATGAAGTTTGACATTGGCTTCATCTGTGCTTTTACCTAGTTCATTTAAGAAAATTTTGGTATATGTCTCTTTTGAGATCATTTTAATGTTTCACCCGAAGTTAATCTAACTACTTGAAAGTCTTCGCAATTAAATGTTTTATTCAATTTTTTAGCCAAATTAACAGCGTGTCCGGGATTACTAAATGAAACTTTTTTGTATTTAGGACCAGGATAACTAGTTAAACTATTAAAACTCTTAAGGTTAAAGGGCTGATTCTTATAGAATACAGCCCATATTGCGTCAGATTCTAAAATCTGTTCACTCTTATAGTTTTTCTTATTAGTATATTCCAATAACACTTTAGGTTTTGGTCTACTCATGTATGCGTCCTTTTTAATGTACGCATATATTTATCTTAATTATTAGAAAAGCCGCCGCCATCCATTTGTACAGAAACTGTGCCAGTTCCTTGTGCTTCTTTAAGTTCCATAAGAAGTTTGTCATAGTCCATAAGAAGTTTAGAACTAACTTCACCTAAACAAAAAGCAAGATTTTTTGCAGATTTTATATCTATCTTAACTTCTTTTTGTTGGCTTAATTCAGCAGCCTTTACTTGTTGTAAAAACTGCTGGATAGGAATAGTATTAATCGGATTTGGCATTTGATAGAACCTGCTTCATTTCTAATTCTGTTTTGAACGGTCCTTTACTTTCATAACGTTCAATAGTAATTAGCTTAGGACAAAGGCTTTTAACCCATCCTTTATCGAATTTAATGATGTAATAGCCAGCACAATAGATGCTTTTACTTTCTGGACTCTTTGTAAACAATGGCAATCGCTTCTGTACATTAAACATAGGATTGTGCGGATAACAACTAGTTGGATATCCATGAACATCTCTAACTTCTTGATGACTAATAGTTGTTTTGATCTTGCTACCAAAGAAATTTTTACCAAATGCCTTTGTAAGTTCTTCTTTTTTGTTAAACCAACTCTCACCAGTTTTAGAACTTAGAATAAATTTGTTGTTTTCTTTCTTATGTAGCGTTCCGACTTTTTCGCCGTCTTGTTCTACAATCCAAAATTTACCATCAACAATAGGTTTTGCGTGAATTTCTGTCATTAGTTAGTCTCTGTTAGTTTGCGCCAAGTTACATCTCGTTCAGGAAATTTAGCTTGGAAAGGTTCTGCGTATTGTTGGATACTATCCATGATACGTTTCATGTCATACAATTGACAAAATTTTAATAGTCTAATACCGACTTGAGTTACTTCTTTAGGAACAGCACCTGCATCAATTGTTTCTTTAATAAGAGTTTTAATCTCAGGGGGTTGTGCTGTAAGGTCAATGAGTACACGATTACGATTGTAGTCATCTATTACACGATGTTCTTGACCTTCGTGATCTACCCAACGTTGCAACATGAGATTGTTCCACGAAAATCCTTTACTGTTACGATCTTCAAATGCTTCAGTTAATCCCACTTTGTTCTTACTGCCTTTAGTACGCACACCGGGATATGCTGAAAAGACGTTGTCGCTAGTATCACCTCGAACACACTTTTCAAATAACAACCATTCGGGATTAGGAACAGCTTTAGGTTCGCCTGTCTTTTTATCTTTAACTGGCTTGCCTTTTTTATCAAAGATGCCTTCTAGTGTATATGTTTCTTCTGCAACACCATTGTATTGTTTGACGTTAGAAGCCAGCAACTGGTGAAAGTCACTGTCTGTCGAAATGATAACATGATCACTGTTAGGATGAGCTTGGATGAAGCCTGCAATTAAATCATCTGCTTCTAGTTGCGGATGACGTAGTACAGTACAATTAGTCTTCTCTCCTACAAAATCTTTAAACGCATCAAAAGTTTCCCAGAACAATTTATCTTCTTCTTGTTCTTTAACAGTCATTGCGGCACGAGTTTCGGCACGATTTGCTTTGTAGGGTTTATAAAAGTCTTTGCGCCAGCTACGACCTTCGAGGCAGAATACAACATGAGCTCCGTTAAAATCTTGCCATGCCTTTTTAACACTATTAAGCATAATGTGTAGAGCCATGCCTACTTTAATGTCAGCATCTCCGCGGACAGTATGTCTAGCTCGAAAGAATGTGTTAGCAGTGTCAACTAAAATATATGTCATGAAACCTCTGATTTACCTTTAGTAATTGGAACAACATTGATATAACCAGCACCGCGTGTAGTATCCATGCCTTCTTCGGCTAGCATGCCTCTTACAATATCGCGAAACCAACGATCAACAATTTCTTCTTCTGGATCACCATCAAACCCGTATCCAGTTTGTTTCAATTGTAACACAAACTCTGCATTCCAGTCAAGCTCAAAAAAGCCGTTTCTAATATTATCTTTATTGACGTGCGTATCTAAAACAGCTACATAAGGAATCCCTTGGGCAGAGGCACGTTCTTTTGGGCTAAGTTTCGCAGCCTCCTCTTGTTTTTTTGCTTGTTCAATTTCAGCATTTGCGGCAGCAATGGCCGCATCTGATTCAGCTTTAGCCATTGCCGCTGCCTTAACTGCTTCAACTGCTGCCGCGTCTGCTTCTTTTTTCAAGTCTTCAATTGCTTGAATACCTGTGATCTTTTTAAATAATTGTTTAATCATTAGGTTCCCCACTCATTTTTAAATAACGGCACTTGTAATCTATCACTATATCGCAATCCGTGTTTCATAGCTAAGTCTGCTACTGTGCGATTGTTTAGTGCATAAACACTTTCAACACCGCCTACTGGCATTAGATAAACATGTCCTTTAAAGCCTGCTTTACGGAATTCGAGTGTAGCAGTTACTGCGTCATCAAAATCATCTTCGGTAGCAATAACAAACTTCAAGTATGCTGTGCCAACTTGTTCATATTCACAAACTACTTCTGGACAGATAGCATCTTCCCACTTTTCGCCTGAACATGGAAGTTTGGCACTTACTGAGAATGTAATTTCTTTTACTGGCCCGCCGTTATGCCAATTTCTTATTTGCCATTGTTTTAAATACTTTTTAAATTCTGGCGATAACTGTTGAGTACCATTTGTTTCAAATGTAATCTCTGTTAAGCCTGCCATATTAGGGTGATCTAACAAATCAGGATATGCCCGTTGCCAACCTAGTAATGGTTCGCCACCTGTGATAACTAGATGCTCGTCTTTCCACTCATTGAAGGGCAGTATCTCCATGATTCTGTCTGCAATGGCATCACTTTCCAACATTGGACTTAGATCTTTAAAACGAGGATCCCAACTTGCGTAACTATCACAACCAGTTGACACAAGCGGGAGCTCTTTATAATCTTTAAATTCTGTAATACGTGCCGCAATAGCTTCGACTTCTTGGCTTGCTTCTCCTCGAGGCATACCAAATCCTTGACATTTAAAGTTACAACCAAATGTGCGTAGAAACACAGAAGGTACACCCATATAGCGTCCTTCACCCTGTATGCTGTAAAACAGCTCTGCAATTTTAATTTTACTCATTGTTTAAACATCTCTAAATTGATAATCTTTGCTACACGTTCGCCAATGTCTTCACCGGTAGGAATAACATAAGTTTGATGATCGTGACGATCTCTGCGTTCATCATAATGCCGCACATTAAGAATCTTGCCACCTACTGCTGTGCTTAACTCAAAAGTAATTCGACCTTCACCTTCAGGTCGGCCACGTTCTACTGCTATCGTTCCCATACCTATTGCCATTTGTTTAGCTCCAATTATTTCATCTCTATCTTTGTTTTCCCACGCTTGCTTGCATTTTTTAGCAACCCATTTGTCAAACCAGTTCATTCTTTTGCCTTTCGAGTACGTTTAGGTTTTGTTTCCGATGCAGGAATCGTACTTTCTGCTTTTAGTATAGCAGCTCTAACTTCACTTAGCAAGGCTTCGTCATCCCAAAGTAGTTCTGTTTTTCCGTCAGGATGTGTAATAACTGTTAGATGTGAACCAACTACTACAGTAGGTTCATCTTTTTCTTTTAATTCTGCAATCTGTTTTTTACGTGCCATAGCATTATTCTCCAAAATAAGAGTTCATTATTTCTAACTTGTCCTGATACTCTGCCATGAGTGCTACTTCTTTTTCGATAGCACTCATTAGGTCTGTGTGATCATGAATGGCTGTAGGATTACTAAGCATAATATCTACATTCATTTTATGCTTGAGAATGTGTGCTTCAAAGTGTTGTTTTAATACGCTAATAATTTCTTGTCTCATTTTATTCGTCCTCAGGTTTAGGGTTATCTACGCTCCAGGGCCAGCTTGTCTTTGGATCTGAGCGAGACTGTAGTTTAACATTTTCTTCAATAACTGTGCCATCGTCTTCGCATAGGCTAACCTGATACGGAGCATCAATAACTAAATATTCATCTTCTAATTGCCAATAGTGTTCAGCATCGAATAACCAAGCGGCACCACTACGTTCCCATTCTTCGTTACCATCGCCTTCTAAGTAGCAACGTTTAATTTCTTCTTGTTCTTCTTCGCTGATATCATCACTAAAATCAAACCAACAAGCATGTTGGTCATCTAGTTCAGCGCCCCAGCCGCAGTCTGTTTTAGCATGGGCCTGTTCGTCACCTTCGTAGGGTAAATTGCAGTCAAGGTCTTCTTCAACAAAACCTTGTCCCCAACGATAGTGATCATCAATATTGAACCAACTGATACTACCGTCCGCATTTTCGCGGAACATTTCAATGTGCCAGCAAATGCTTTTCTTATGTAACGGTTTAATTAAGTATACTTTACTCATTAGTCTTCCTCAAAATCACTTACATTGCCATCTTCGTCTGCAATGATAATACGAGTATTAGTTTCGTCGTCTTCGTTAGTAACTTCAATTGGACCCCAGATATAAACTTCAGTATCTTCCAAGTACCAATCGCCTTCATCTTCTAACGCATAGGCACCGTTTTCGTCAATGAACTCTTGTAACTCTTCAACTTCGTTGTCATCTTCAATGCCTTCAATTTCTGTATCACCCCAGCAACCTCCATCAAACATATCGATCATTTCTGAACTGATAATGTTGTTAGCTTCGCATGAATACATATCTAAGCTGTCAGTTTTACCATCACCGCCAGGTACTTGAACAAACTCAAACTCTGGAAAATTATCGTCGTCAGTTTCTACCCTGAATGTACAAAAACGATATCCATCTTTAACTGTGATTCGTCCTGTGCCGTTGCGTTGAACATAGTGTTCATGCTGTTCGCATGATTTTTTATAGTGTGTTTTAACAATCCAAAATGCCATAATATTACCTCGGTGCAAACTCTTGTTGCAGTTTAATGTTATCAAAGAATTCTTTCTTTGTATGAGGATCATCTTTGAACGTACCTTTGAGCACTGTAGTCTGTGTAAGACTAGAGTGTGCCATAATGCCACGATTCTCACAGCAGCCATGCACTGCTTGAACGTAGACTGCTACGTTCTCTGACTCTGTTGCTTTTGAGATTTCCCTAGCAATGTCATTACAAAGTTCCTCCTGGAGAGTACCTCTACGGGCACACCACTGAGCGATCCTCGTATACTTGCTAAGTCCGATGAGTTTCTGAGCCGCAATAATACCAATATAAGCAACGCCACTAACGGGTTGATGATGATGGCTACACATACTGCGAAGCTCGCTACGAACAACAAGCATACCTTCGTAACGGTCCGCTGAATCATTTGGAAACGCTGTTGCATCCGGTGCTGGTTCATATCTTCCTGCCATTATTTCGTTGAAGTACATTTTTGCAAGACGTCTCGCTGTACCATGCGAGTTGGGATCAGTCTCACGATCAATAAGCAAAGAATCTAGCACTTGCTCAAATGCTTCTGTTGCTTCGTCGATTAATTCTGGCAATACATTATCGTCAACATAGTCGCTAATATTGTCTCCTGCCCAGAAACGTTTGTTGTCGCTACGCATTCTATTACGAATTACTTGCGACAGGTTTTTACTTGTATCCATTATAATTTCTCCGAGTTATTGTCGTGGATGACTGTTGTACATTGTACTATATTATTTAGGTTTTTGCAACCTAAGTAGCGTATTTTTCTTAACTGCTTCTTTCAAAACATTTAAGTGAATGTCTATTGTGTTTGCGTAATACAATAAGGCACTAGTATCTTTTGGAAAACACATGCCTCCAAATCCATATTGGCCATCCGGCCCTGGTACTTGTGTATGACTGATGCCAATTCTATTGTCCATAGAAATCATTCGACGTACCTTATTCCAATTATATCCGTTATGCTCTGCAATAGCTGCCAACTCATTCATAAACACTACTTTAGTAGATAAGAAACTATTAATAGCATATTTTACCAAACTGGCTTCTCCGATAGAACAGTGAACAATATCAGCTTGAGCTTTAGTATATCGAATGATACGTTCAGCTTCATGCTGATATGCTAATACATTACCGCCTATAATAGCCCAGTTTTCTTTTGCATAATCTGCACTGGCATTGGCAGCAGTTAAAAACTCCGGAATGTGTACTAAGTTAGGATACTGATTACCTAATCGTTCATATACGTCGGGTGTTGCAGTTACTTTACTGATAATAACCCCTTTGTAGTCTTTAAGATTAGCTAATACACTTTCTAGGATATCTGTGTTACAAGATCCATCAAGACTTTGCGGACTAGGAACGCAGACAAAGATGCCCTCAGCATCCATTATTTCTTTGTAAGTTCCGATATATCCTTTTGACGGATCATTGTCGATACATATTCTTTCAAATCCAGCGTAGTGTTCTCGAATAGCTTCGCCTACAAATCCTAAGCCTATAAATCCAAGTTTAGGCATATCAATATCTAATGTCATCATACAGTTATAATATCTTTCTTATGTTGCATTCTCTGTTTTCTGCATTCCTCTTTTACTTTAGGAGGAATATCAGGATGCCACTCAGCCATTCCACAATCGTAGATTCTACCCTCAGGAAAAGGAATAAGAAAAAGCAACAGTACCCAAATTACTGTTGCCGCAAATGCGCCCAGTGCATATTTCATTGCAATGTTCTTTTTCCTTGACCGTTAATATTGTCTAAGCCAGTTATTAATTTTTCAGCAAATTCTGGGTCTTCTTCAGTTAACTCGTCAAGATCAAGAGCTTTAGCGTTTTCAAATAATTCTCCAGATTCTGCCATTCTCTGAATTTCAGACATAAGTTCATTAAGTTCTTCTTGAGTGCCTTCAAAACTATCGAAACAGCCAGGTGCAAAGATAATTTCAGGAGTTTTCTTTTCGTCAGTCATAAGTGCCTTTTACACGTTCAAACGTTTTATATTTTTCCAAAGCATTGATATAATCATCAAACTTTTTCTTTAAGCTAGGATACTTAGCTTCTAGTGTAACATCTCTTTCTGGAATTGCCAAGACTTTTTCAATTGTTTTTAGCCGTTCTTCTAAGTCTTGTCCGTTAAGCACCATTTTACCTTTAACTTCTAGCGTAGCAGGGTCCCCGCTTACCTTCATTATTCCGTCGCCTATGGTATAGTTAGGTGACGTAGCCCAAGTAGTGCCGTTTGATCCGCTCGTTAAAAATTGTCCAGCTGTACCACTGGTAGTATATGTATAATTAGTTGATGGGTTTACGACTTTGTAGGTATTGGTCATTGTGTATCCATTTATTCTTTACGAGAAATCCCCACTCTCGTTTTTGAGGACCTGGCATAAACAGTGTCCAACATTCTACGTTAGGATCTAACTCAATCCTGTGATAACTATTAGCACTACAAATACGAAAATGACCAGGAGCTCTCCACACTGCAATCTCGCCAATTTTTTCGCTTTTGTTGTTAAATTGAGGAAGCCATTCATAATATCCGCCTTTTAGTATTAGAGTAGCGTAAGGCCATGGATGATCATGCACATCATCGGGATCTGATTTAAGGAACTTGTGCAAAAAGATATTAAAGGGGAAGTGCTTTCTATCTTTAAGAAACAGGTAATAACGTTCGAGGTAAGGCTCATTTGATTCTCTATCTAATACAATTCGTTTTCTGCCTAGTCTTTCCATTAACTGAAAAAACTTATTTTTCATCTTTTGGATTATCATAATCATCCTTTACAAGTGTATATACAGTTTGAAAGTTACGCAGTGCAATTTCTAATCCGGGATATTTTTTACACATGTCCTGCACACGTTGCCAATCTGGAAACGAATCAATCCATTCTTCTGCATCACCCCAGTTAAACTGATAATCAGTGTTAAGCGTAATAGTATCGTTTATTGAATAAGATGATCCTACAGCACCACCGCTTGTCAGTGTTATAGTATTCATACTATTCATACTATTCATCGATGATGCTGTAGTATACGATCCTATTCCACTGTATGTAGGAATAGTAATATCTCCTACTACAACATCATCTGATAATATTATAGTAACATCATTAAACAAATCGTTTGATGAGGTTGGTTGCTGAGAAGAATTGCTCATGTAATGATTCCACTTGTTTTTGTATTTGCGGCAATCTAGTATTGTAGTAATCCATATGTGTCATAATAGCACGACAAATGTCAGGACGATATACTGTATATGCATCATAACTTTCAGTCCATTTACTTGGATATTTGAATGTGTCAAATGCCATTTCACTGTAGCTGAGTCTATCAGGCACCATAGGAATAGCATCTACAATAGCACCTTCATACCAGCTAATACCTAATGTTTCTTGCAAGTTAGCACTAAACACCATTTTAGCTTCACCTAACAGTGTATGATACTCATGCTTAGTAAGTTGTTTATCTTGACAAACAACAAACTCGTATTGTGGCAGATGTTTAGCTAAGTCTCTAAAAATTTCAACTTGCTTCTCTGGAGCAATACGGTGCGGAAACAAGATCATGTCTCGTTTCTTCATGCCTTTATAAGGTGCAAGAGTATCTTGCATATATTCCATAGGCCAGCCTGTACGCACAACTTTGTTGCCAAAATATGCTAAGTTCTCGTCACTAAACAAGTTCTTAAAGAACATGTCAATGTGAAAATCTGTAGCAAAGTAGTTATGATCAAACGCATGATAAAAACTCTTCTCAGCGTGTCTAACCCAAGGCTTGTCTCCTACTAGTCGTCCTAAAAAGTCTTGAGGATCATAACTGCCAGCATGCCATAAGCCGTGTGTAACGACTGGAATGCCCAGCAGTTCGCTCATGTACTTGAGATTGATGATGCCAGGATGCCAAGCATCAGTAAATATGAAGTGATCATTGGCGCAAATGCTTCCGTTGCAAAATAAGCGACCGATCTGCTCCACCTGTGCTGACTTATATATGTTGGTACCACCAAAATTAAGGAAAGCGCCAGGAGTAGTGGCAGAAGGAATATCTTCAGGGCCAGAAATAACTTGAACATTGTGTCCTGCTTTCTTAAGTAGATCAGGTACATGAATCTTCCATTGACCCGTGTACCTTGATTCCACCGCCTCTAAGTCGACGATGTAGATCATATTAACGCTGATAGTTTCGATTTTGTCCGTTGCCGCTGCGATTGTATTCGCCTCTTGGCTTGCGATCACCATTCCATGGACGCTTTGGACGATTGGCGTGATAGAAGTTGTTCCAAACTTGGCTGTCTCTGTTGTAGAGATTGGCCTCGTTAAACTCGCAAAGTTCAAAGCGACAGAAGTCTTTAAACTTTTCCAAATCGTCAAAGATCTTAACGATGTCGGGACGATTTTCAAAGTAGTTAACGTCTTTGTAATTATTCTTAGCCATTATAGCTTTCCTTTTAATACTTAATAAATGAACCATTTTCTCCGTCTTCGGAGACCTCAATCCAAACCTCACGGTCTGGATACCTTGCTGAGATTTGAGCGTGTAAGTCATCACTCATCATCTCGCAACTTTTATAATCTAACGACAATACACCTTGGTCGCTAGAATACAATTTTTCAAGCCACCGCTTGAATTGAATGAACTCCACGTCTCTGTCGTTATGCGTAACAGATAGCCACACCCTAAAGTGAAAGATATGGCGATGGGGAGTAGCCAAAAACGAAACGTCATATTCATCTCCTGTTGCTAAATTGGGATCAGTTGCCGCTGCCGGATATTTGTGAATGCCTTCTTTACGAAAGGTCACCCAGATCATTTTATTAGGTCGAATATCTTGTTTGATAATCATTTAAGTAAGCCTTCGCATAATACTGCAATTTCTTTATCAGTCATAAAAAACTGATAGGTTGAAGTTAAGTCTGCTTCCCCATCTTTGTTTTTAGATTCTTGAATAAATTCAATAGCGTTCAAGTCTGCTGGAGTTTTACATTTCCAGCTTTTTACTTTTAGTTTAAATCCGGCATTATCTTTAACAACAAATTCTTTCATTTGATAATCTCATCATTCTTATATTGTGACCAGTCTGTGAACTTACTACGATCCATTAGTGTATGTAGACTGTGGGACCACACACCGGGATTAGTTGCCTTAAAATCTTTATCATCGATTTTAAGCATTGTATTATAATTCCATAATTTTACATAAGGAATTGGCACTCTTATTTGCGGAATAAAATTATCGTGTTCGCAAAGACCGCTTTCATGAAATTCTTCTACTTGATTGATAGGAATATCTAATGAACAGAGATAATCTTTGTCTAAGAAGAAACGTATCATTTCTTCCCAAGCCTTGTGCTCTTCATAAGTTTGCGGATTGTAACTGTGATTAGCACCAAAAAAGATATGTTCACATCCTTGCAAATTTAATGCAATGTGTTCAACAGGTTGTACACCTGTAACAAAGAGAGTTTTCTTCCCGTATGCAGGAGTGTGCTCAATTTCAATGCCAGTGAAAAAGATAATATTGTCGGCTCGGCCTGTGCCGTAATCACGCTTCATTCTTCTTACCTTCTTCGTATTGTTTAATTAAACGAATTACTGGTTCCATACGTTCTTGAAATACATCAGGAGCAGCTTCAGAAACTCTAGTCATATCCCAAGTACTAGGAAAATGACGTAGAATACTGTGAGCTTCCCCTCGTACTGCTTTAGAAATACGAGGGTAAGCTTTTTTATCATAGGCAATAGATTCTAAGAATCTCTTAGCCCACATCACAGCACGATATCTTTCGTCAGGTAGCGTCATTCTTTACAGCTTCTTCAAGTTCGTCAAGTTTGGATTCTTCTGCTTCAGTAAATTCTTCAGCATGTTCTAATTGTACAGGATCTTGTTCTACTATGTCAAACAGATTGGTAAAATTGGCAGATGCATTAGTCATCTTTTTACCAGTGTTTCCTCTTGTGCCAATAATAGTATCAAAATATCTACGATAGTCTTCTACAATAGCCAATGCCGAACCTTTGTCGTTGGCAGCAAAAATACTGTCAACAACATCCTTAAAGTAGATTCGACTGAACTTTTCTTGAACTAACATGCTAGGAATAATGCCGGCATCGTATTGACGATTGGCTTCTTGCACAGCATTGATGTGACTCCAAACATTGTGACCCATTTGAATAGCATAGCTAAATGAATCCCAACTTGTTCGGTTACTGACCTTGCCCAATTTGTTAACATCGGGCATCACAATCCAATCTGCAGGATTGTAAGGATCAGGATTCGTAACACCTGGCTTGACAGTGCCTGCACCGTAGATGCAAACGTCTTTCATCAGTACACCGTCCATTAAAGGACTTGTTTCAAAGTTTTTAAAGATACCGTCTTGTACTACTGCGTCTTGGAATAGTCTTGTGTCTGAGGCGTATTTTTTGTCATCAGCAGACGGCACCATTCGGTAGACCCATTTTTTACGATCTTCTGTTTCTGTTTGGATGTAGATCTGTCCGTTTGCTGTTGCCAAAAACGGTGAGGCGCAGTCAAAAGATATGGTAAAGTTTTCATTATGGTACTTTCTTACAGCTCGTTGAATATCAGTTAATAAAGTTGCCCACTCTAACTTAGAGGTGCCCAGGAAGTGCATCCAATCTTGATGACCTTTTTCTAATAGGCCATCATATCGTAATTCCACAAGGCGTCTAAGCACCAAGTGTACATCGCACATATTTTGTCCGCCCATTGACCAGCCATTGAAAGCACGGTCTCCGTAGATTTTAGTATCACAGTATTTTTTCATACGGTCATACCAATCATCGGCATCGGGATGATTCTCACCTTGCAGAACGTTTAAGAACTTGCAGTTGCCATTGCGATTGTTAATGAACCAATCGTTATTGATGTAAGTTCCTTGCACTGCTTCTGCGTAAGTAGTAATGCCGGTTGCTGCACGACCTGCCGGACTACGAGCAACCCATGCTGGAATATCCAACACCATGCCGTAGTCCATTAGTGTGTCCATCCAAGTAAGAACTTGTTCACGTTTCTTTTGTGCTTTAGGGCAATTAGGATCTTTCCAATCAGCAGGCCAAACACCTTTACCAATTTGGAAACCTCCTGAGTCACCTAATACCCAACTTGTTGAACGATCACGATTACGGAACATGTCTTCGCTATCGTCTTGTTTAGTAAGATCTAAGTTAGCATGTCCTGCTGAATACAAACAATGATCGTAATAAAACGCACCCTTGTCTGGTTCTAAATAGTTTAACGATTCTACGCCACTTTTAAAGCTTGCCGGTATACGTGCAGGATCTACATAATTACCATATCGTTGTTTTCCGATAAAGGTACTGTAGAAACCTGACGTTGCTGGCAAGAAGTATGCGTAGTCGTTCTGTGCCGCTGTTAAATTACGATTCAATTCGACCCCACTTTATTTTTAACCAAATTCTTTCGTGTATGTAATAATCAATACTCAAAAGGACATGCAATGCAGTGGCAAATCCAGTAGCACTGCTGATATCACCAGTGAACATATATGTCCAAAGAATAGTAAACAGCCAGGCAGTAATCCTGTACGTTACCATTCTTGTTATTGTTCTCTTTTTAGTTTCCATTACTTGCTCTGTGCTGGAAGAATGTAGTTGTATTCAGCAAGGCCAGAATCAACTGTAATTTGCATAGCGCCTGCATCAGCAATACGCATAGTCTTGTCACCGTCAAGATTTAAAATACTCATAACAGTAACAACAGGCCATGCCCAAGTTTGTTTTAATTTTCCAGTAATGCCAGCTTGGAATGTAAAGCTACCTGCGTGTGTACTTGCATCTCCAAAGAAAAATACCAAGTTACCGTTTTCAACTTTGACTTGGAATACGTTTTCTTCACTGTGTGCTTGAGCTTGTAGTTTCAAACGCCCGATACTTGCAATGTTAGGTGAAAATTCGATATCCCAAGTAGCACCTTTGAACTTAACGCTTTTAAGCTTTTCGTTAATGATATCACTGTTCATAAAGCGATAATCGTTGACGAAGTCTTTTGCTGCATTTTCAAAGTGTAGACTAACAGGAATATCAACTCCGTTACGTTGTGCAATAACAACTTCAATTTTAGCATTTTCTTTGTACTCGGGATTCTTTAAATGCAAATTTAATTTATCCAAGTTAGGCATACCGAAAACACCTTGAAACTCTGCAACAGGAGTTTTTGTTTTGGCATTAAGAATAACGCTACGATCTTCGGCCATAGACTCGATAGAGGTAGTTCCGTTTTCGCCTGTAACTTTGACTAAAGGCAAAATACCTAAGTTGTGTGTATGTGCTACGATGTCTGTAAGAATATCTTTCATTTTAATTTCCTTTAAGTGATTATATTTAGATTTAGTATAAAAGTCAACAATTTTTATTGTCAAAAGTCAAATAAATTATTGAATGTGTTTTTAGTTTCTGTACTGCGGATGTCCCAACTTAGTACACCGATAAGGTTGTCTAACTTGTTGTCAATGATGGCGCTTTCCATTTCGTCGTGATTGAACGGTAAGTCTTTAAACCATTGAGGTAATCGCAACTCATCAACAGGATATGCTACTGATGTAAAGCCCAATGGGTTGTCTTTGACTTTACAAACAATAACTTTCATGCCGTCAACAATACCCATTGAATATTTGTCGCCCATCATGCGTTTGAGTGTATTCCAATTAATACTTGCACGAACGTGTCCGGGCATATTGGCTTTACCAGCCTTTTCTTCTTTGCGTTGATATTCCGCAATGTTGTTGGCACGTTTAGGTGATCCTTTTTCCCATCCGGGACGAGCTTTGAATTGGCTTCGGAACACAGTAATCATGTCAAGTACTTCTTGTTCTTCTGCACCAGTTAATACCTTTTCAAGTACTTTGCTTAAGAAGTCTTGCATAAACTCTGGAGTATCACTACGCTTAAGGTCAAGACCCATAGCTTTGATATCACCTGGCTTGCCATCTACGTCTTTACGCTTGCCTTCTTTGTCATAAACAAGTACAGCATAACGCTTCTTGGTAATAAACAAGCTCTTTGAGCCAACAACTTCACGACCGGCTTTGATAACTTCGCCACGTGACTTTGGACAGTGGAATGCTTGTTCCATAAAACCTACAAACGTACTGTTAACTTCTTCTGCAATTTGATCATAAAGTTGAACAACAGTTTCTTTTGTCCAAGGAATAAGTCCTTTGTCAATGTCTTTTTGTAAGGTTTTGTAAGCAGAAAAGTAACAACTGTCAGTATCGCCATAGATAATGGATTTGCCTACGTGATTGTATTCGCCTGTGACAATTTCATTTACCTTTGCAGCCATGTGCTTGGCAATCTGACGACCAGTTAATGTAGTTGACTGTCCAAGACGCTTGTCAAAGAATCTGCATCCGCTTTGTAACAACGCACCATACAAACTGTTCAAGTTAATCTTTTTAACTAATTGTCGCTTGTCCCAATAATCTTCTTCAATCTTGTTACCTGCTTTAATAGCTTCTTTAAGTTTGGCCTGCATTTCTTTACGTTCACTGTACCAACGTTTTAGCAAGCCTGGAATAACAGCTTCTTTCTCATAACTAAAGATAGTACCGTTAGCACTAAGCATAAAAGGATTGTTACTTTCAAAAATTAGCCTGTAAACTTCGGCAGCACTAAGAACACTGCTGTCTCCGCCTTCCCAGTCAATAGTGATTTCTGTACCAATCTCTTGTTTCATTACAGCTTCGTACTCTAATGATCCAAACATACCTTCCCATGCAGCCGCAAAGCTTTTACCTTTGGCCATAAGTCCTTGAATATAAGCATCTGTCTTTGTTTGACGTAATTGTCCAACAATACTTTCTGGACCCATGTTCAGAGCACGAATGACGGAAGGATACAAACTGTTAATATCCAAAGAGCCAATCCAGTCGTGTACACCTTCTTTAGGATAAGCAACATACGCACCTGCGGCCTGTGTATCTTCGCTGTCATCACGAGCCTTACGATTAGGAATTTGGAATCCTCTACGATGAGCTTCGTTAATAATAGCCTGCTCAGTAACTGCAACAGCACCCATAATAGTAGGCAACAGCACAGTGTTATCATGTGCAATAGTATTGGCAAGATCTAGAAACTTTAATTTCTTATCCAGCTTGTCCAACAATGCAGTATCTTGACGGTTATATCGAATAAACTCTTTAAAGTCATTGTTGTATAACTGGTCAAGTGTGCCTTCGTATTGAACTTTAGTTTCGCCTACTTCAAGTTCACCGATAGCGTCCAGTCGATAAGTGTGTCGTTCTTCATAGTTGTATTTGCGGTACAGCTCGAGACTGTCCAAATGAACACGACCAACCAAGTCATAAGTAGTAGCTGCTTTTCCAAACTTTTCGTACTCCCGCTTTTTAGGAAACTGATTCCATAAACACAATCTGCGTGTGTCTTCTTTGCTTAGTGTTTTAATAATGCGGTTAACAGTATAAGGCATATCGAAACCTTCACTGTTCCATCCACTTAGAACATCTGCATCTTGTATTAAGTTTAAGAACGTGTCCAACATGTCTGCTTCACTATCAAACAGATAAGTGTTGGGAAAGTCTTTAATTGCTTCTTGTGCCTGCTCCATAGTCATAGTCTTTGGAGGAATAGCAAGACAGATCAGTGTGTCAATCCATTGTAGGTGAACAGCGATGGCAGTAATGGGCATAAATGCGTCTTCAGGCGAAGCATAGCCGCGTTCTGGATCAAAGTCCACCTCAATGTCCCAAAAAGCTACATTAAGCTTGGGAGGTTCAGCATTGAGATAATTTTCACTAAGCGTAACGAATGTAGGTTTAAAATCCGATTCGTATAACTTCTTGTTGCTGTTGATTGCAAGTTCCTTACGGAAATCTTTTGAATTCTTACAAACAATTTTTTGAAGGGTTTCACCATGTGTACTGGTATACTTGCCTCGGGGATCGGGTACGTAAAATGTGTATTTTACCGGAAAGTCTCTAAACACCCTTTTTCCGTCTTTAGCTCTCTCAACGACTTTGACAATGTCATTGTCGCGATCAAACATCGCATCGACATACATATATTTTTCTCCTTGAGATTTTCGGCTCTCAAATACCAACAAGATCATTTATAGCTGATCAAACTTTACTCTTACATATTTAGTAGTCTAACGTAGCCAATGACATCAATAGTGACCAACAGTAGATAGTTAGCCACCATGCCTGTGCTCTTTCGAGTCCAAGATGCCCATGCAAATATTGCACATTGCAAAATGAATATTGGATACAGATAGAAAAACAACGGATCAGTTGCGCCAGCTGCTAATGTTAGAGAGCAGCCCAGGCTCATAAGCCATGCTGTAATCTCTAATGAAAACCGGGTAGGCCACTCCCGGTAATCAGTCCTTGCCCAAACGTAAATGCCTTTTAGAAAGTTCATTAGTCTTTCGGCAAACGTCCAGTAACACCAAGAATCATTTCTACATCTTCCCAAGCTGATTCGTGTTCTTTCCAATTGTCTTTGTGTGCAATAGTAATTGCTTTATTAATAACGCTTGGTTTAATTTCCAATTCTTCTGCTACTGCTTTAACAGTTTCTTTCAAACCTTCTTTTAAATCTTCAATTTCTCGCAAAACGGTTGAGCCTTCGTTAATAAGACGTTCCAATTTGGCTTTTTCTTCTGGCCCATACATACGTGTTGACATAACTACTCCTTAAAATACTAGTATACATTAGTTATCATTAGAAGTCAATAGCCAAATGATTTGCTAAAAAGCTCAAACGATGTTATAATTAATTTATGAAAACACTAGCTTTTATCACTTTATTGGCATTCGCAGGATCTACAGTAGCTCAAACATATGATGCTACAAAGAACCTACGTAAATCTGTAACCATTACCTGGGAGGTAGTTGATGATGTAAATAAAGCCTGCGCCGCAGAGTACGCCAAGTATGGACACAAGCTTCCTTACAAAATGGATGCATGTGCCGTATGGCAAGGTAAGACCTGCAGAATCATTACTAAGAAACGTCCAACCGAAGCTGATGTTGGACACGAAGTAATGCACTGTTTCCAAGAACACTTTCATTAAAAAAGCGCCCTAGGGCGCTTTTTATTTGGTTTAAAACTTTTTAAACACCTGCGTCTTTTAGATCTGCACTTGCGGCAATCTCACCTTGTGTACGCTTGTCGTCGGCTGCACGATTATTGATAGCATTGATAATACCGTTGTATTGTTTCATCAACTCAATATCTATAGGATCTTGACTATCTTGTAATTCATTAGCCATTGCATTTAATGCTTCTACATCTTTAGGATCTGGTGCCGCGTTTGCTTCTGGCTTACCACTAACCGGAGGAGGTGTAGTAGTAGCTGTATTCGGACCTGGTACAGGAGGTGTTGGTTTCTTCTGCATAGCTGACATACCTGCTACGCCTGCTGCCGCACCAGCCGCTGCCATTGCAGGTTTACTTCCTAACGCTGATCCTGTTTTTGCGCCTGCTGAAGCTGTTTTATTTACTACTTGTCCTTTATTTGCACCAGTAGTTGCCTTTCCTGCTACTTGGGCAAATTTAGGATTTTTAAAACCAGCAGCTACATTTTTTCCAAAAGTAGCAAGAGCACCTAATGGATTTTCGTTAATTTGAGGATTATCAATTTGTTCTAAACGGGCTCTTAAAGCTGCGATTTTTTCTGATTCTGACATAATTTTTCCTTTGGGATTATTTATTTTGCTTGAAAGCTGAACATCTGGAAACTGTTTCATGGCCGCTGTAGTTGCTGGTCCCATTTTTCCATCTGCTTTAATTTTTGCACCTTTAGCAATCAACTGTTGTTGTAATGCAAATACTTTAGGATCTCCACCTGGAGGAACTTGTACTTTTGGCTGTGCAGGTGCTGCCGGTGTCGCTGCTGCTTGAGCAGGTTGATCTTTAGCTGCGGCTGCTGCAACTTGCTCGTCGTCTGGTAACCAACTTCCAGTACGCATCTTATCTCTAACGGCTTGGATGCCTGTTCCAAGAAGGGCTGCACCAGTTCCTATTCCCGGAATCATACTTGCAGCTCCTGTCATACCCGCAATGGCAGCACCTGTCTTATCACCAGCTTTTAATCTGTTATTTGCATCATATGCACCTAGTGCTGCACCTGCGCCTGGTATAACTTTTCCTAGTAATTTACCGCCCGCTTTGGCAGC